ATACAAGCACCAAAATCAATTGAATAGTTTCTTAATTCTTTTTTCTTTGCTTCCTTATTCATCACCCAATCGACTACTGGGAGATTAATAGGACATACTCTAACACATACTTCACATGCAATACACTTATCCAATTCAAAGTGTATACGACCTCTGTATCTTTCAGAGGGTATGAGTTTCTCATAAGGATACTGTATAGTTACAGGTCTCCTTCTCATATGATCAAAGGTTACTCCTAACCCTTGTATCAGATATTTAGCAGTATCCTTTGCTTCCTTTAAGTATTTAAAGATTCCCTTTATCATTAATATACTCTACTTTTATTGGTTTATCAAGAAGATCTTTAATAGACATATATGCATATGCAGTAAAGACTTGTGGAACTATGAAAGCAACCATTGCTACAGTCCAAAAAACATAATAATAATTTTCCTTACGTTGAGTTCTCATCTTTTAACGTCGTGAGCACAACCATCACCAGTATAGTCATCACTATTATAATATCCATTCTTACTTCCAAAAAATAGTGTTAGTCCCACGAATGGGAGTGCTACAATAATTAAAAATGTTTCTAAAATCATAATACTTGAATAACTCCAACAACGTCTGGTATTTCCATCATTAACTTTTTCTGTATACCATCCCTTAAAGTTATAGTACTCATAGCACAAGATGCACAAGCACCACCTAATCTTACTTTAACATATCCTTCCGATATCTCAACAAACTCTAACCATCCACCATCTGCTTCGATGTATGGTAACAATTCATTTAATACTTCTATTACGTTCTTTTCGTTCAGTTCCATCAGTCACCAATGAAAGTTGCCTTCTAAGAAATCGCACTTCTTTCTTCAAGAGAAGGTTTTCCTCTTCAAGAATTTCTATGTGATCTTGATAGATTATTACGCTCATAAAGTTATTTAATCATTTAATATTTTCTTCAACTATTTCTTCTTCACATTCCTTAGAGAGATCTTCAGCCATTTGACCACCAATTTCTGCTCCTTGATCCATACCTAACATAGTTACAGCACCAGCAAGTACCCATCCAACAATAGGAACAGAAGCAAGTCCAGTACTAGTAACAGTAGCAGTACCAAGACCACCACCAACTAATCTACCTGTACCTTCTCCACTACCAACTTTCTTAATACAAGCAATATCTTTTGCACTTACTCCACCACTATCAACACTGATTTGAGTATTAGCAGCACCGTCTATAGTATATTGTTTTTCTATAATTGTATTACTCTTACCCAATCCTAAGAATCCAGCAGGACGATCTTGTTTCTTTATCGTTGCTAATACTTTAGGATCATGTGCTCGATAGTTAATGAGATAACCATCTGGACCTGCCTTAACACTATATGAAGTATATTCACCAATAGGTAGATTTAGTTTAGGAAATTTAGTTTGCTGAGATATTATCCCAATCATACCGATATGAGATACACCTAACAAAGTACCTAAACTAAGTCCAAGCCATTTTTTCATAATAAAGTCTCCAGTTTATAACTTATAAGGTTTTTCGTCTGTCTTAGGTGGTTGTGCAGCAGCAGTTAAATTAAGAGGTGCTTGTTCAATTCTAATAATTTGAGCAGGTGCAGTCTGAGTTGCCTTCTCAATTAACTTCTCCATATCTGCTTTAGATACTTGTGGAGCACTACTACCATTACCATTCATCTTCATAGTACCATCACCTTTCTTAGATGCTGTCTGAATTCCAAAGCTCGCTAAAACTCCAGTAAAAACTGAAGCTATAAAAGTCGGATCTATTTTTTGTTGTGGTACACCAGGAATAGCCACATAATTAAGAGTCAATATTCCTCCCGACCACACAAGAACTCCAAGGCGTACAAATGTACTAATGATTGCTGCTTGTTCGTCAGCATCAGGTAGAATGTTATCCTTTATTGTACCAAGGACACCTTTCTTTTTCTTGGGTTCTTCTTTATGATCTTCTTCTTGAAGTTCTTCTTGAAGTTCTTCCTTTATCTCTTCAGACATAAAATTAAGGGTGACTAGTTCTATATAGCACCCTTAATATTTTTATTAGAACTGAGAAACTTGACCACTACCCTTACCAAACCCATCAGGTGCAGGTGCAGAAGCTTGAGGATTAGTAGGAGCAAGATCGTTAGTTCCTAGAGGAAGTTCAGCACCTCCACCTAAAGAACCTCCAAGACCGCCGCCCAGAGATCCTGTAACAGCCTCCATAACTTGAGATTTAACTCCATCAATGATGGATGCACGATTGACGTATACGTATAACCCACTACCAACAACGGCAACAGATACAGCAGTAGACGCAAGAGCAAGTACATTAATTACTTTTTGCATTTTAGATAACCTAATTCTATGTATTGTCACGGGTTTCATGACATAGTTTTTTTATTTAGTCTTATTATAGTACGTTTTATAATAATTGACAAGCCCATTAGTAGTCACTTGTTTTTCTGACCATTCTTGAGCACATTCATATATGGCTTTATTATCATCAAATTGCTTCAATAATATCTTTAATGCTTCTTGCCTAACACGTTCATTCATCATATTCACTCCCTTCCCCAATATACTCCAAAGATATAATATCATGATCTAAACCAGCAGGATCTAACCACTCATCAAATTCATGACGAATAGCATTAGCATTATCAAGTAAATCTATATCTCTTAAATCAACAGATTTAGTACATAAAGAATGCATCCTCTGCAAAGACCATTCATGAGTTTCCTTTAGAGTTCTCTCCAACGGACTCAAAGCTTCCATAATCCTTTCGCATGTAACGTCCAAGAATGTTGCTATTATAGTATGCTGGAGTTCCATCGTCAAGTGCCTCCATTAATACATTATGTAGGAATAACTGTTTAGTCTCTTCGTAATTTACCTTTCCAAGGGTATTGTGGAGACTGATGATTTCTCTCTTGAAGTTTGATTTTCCAAAGTTCTTAATATCGGCCTTAAGTTCTGGAGAACTTCCGTAGTATTTTTTCCAGTCACTCTCAGACGTAACCCTCCGTTTCCCTTTGCCACTTCTAGGCTTTCTACGCTGTGTAAAATACTTTCTTCCGATGTATTGCTTCCCCGTTGTGAGATTTGTAATACGGTAGACGTAACCGAAGAAATCGTTAATGTCGTCAGAAGTAAAAGTTGTACCTTGATAGGTCCAGGGATTTTCATAATAGTCCTTATCCAAGCTGGTCTCATTGGTGGTTTCCATCCCATAATTTTCATTTCGCTAAATCCTATTTAGTATATCCATAGTATCTTTATATGTATTAACACTATGGGCATATCCTCCTCTTTCTTTTACTGCTTCTGCTAATGTATAATCATTACCACCTTTCTCTGTTCTATCACCAAAGAAATATAACTTATCATTAATATCAAAGTCTCTTAATATTTGACTCTTATCAGAACCTTTAGGTCCAATATCAAGACCTGTCTGTCCTCCAAGTGCAACAGTCAATTCAGGAAACTGATTTCTAATTCTCTCTGCTATATCTTGCCTTTCTAATCTTTCCTTATCCCACTTAACATATTCCTCTCTTCCAAGACTAGGATCTTCTCCTCTACCTAAGATACTAAAATTGACTCCACCTGGTCTCCTTTCAATATGCAATCCAGTACGAATAGGAAAACAACTATATGCTAACTCATCCTCTAAAAATCTTTCTACCTTCTTTGGTAGTTCCCAATCATCTCTATAAACATTAACGTCTCTTTCATATGCATCACTACCAGAACAATTATATACTCTTTTAGACCTATAACATATATCCAATCCCAATTGTTCTATAGTCTTTGCCCTATCACTACCAGTAACAAGATAAACATCATTGGCACAACAAAATTTCAGAAAGATAGCCCAAAATTCTCTGTCTATCTGTTTCCTACTAGGTGTCAAAGTCCCATCAACATCAAAAATAAATTTCTTCATTAATTAACCACCAGCAAAATCATCCCAATCATCATTATAGGGAGGTTCTTTATATGCATCAAAACAATCTTCTAAACTATAATTTAAACCCTGAGAAGGAGTCTTTGGTAACATCTTGTTTGATTCCTCCAACGATGTAGGATTCAACTTCTGTTTCTTGTGGTGCAACTTGGAGTCCTTTTGAGGAAATCCAATGCTCTGTCCAAGGAAGTGGATTATTCTTTGCAGGTATGTCATAGAGTGGTTTAAGTCCTATTGCTTTTATTCTACGATTGGCAATCCATTCAACATATTGATGAAGGAGTTTTTCATTCAATCCAATCATAGATCCATCCTTAAATAAATATTCTGCCCATTTCTTTTCTTCGTTAACACAACGTTTGAACATTTCGTATGTCCATTCTTCCTCTTCCTTCATAATCTCAATCATATCAGGATCATCACCTTTCTTCCAGTTGTTTAATATCTGTTGGGTGAGTACAAGGTGTTGGTTCTCGTCTCTTGCAATAAGGGAGATAATCTTTGCGGATCCTTCCATACGCTTAAGTTCACCAAAGGCAAAACTACAAGCGAAACTAACATAAAAACGAATACCTTCCAGTATATTAACATTAGCAACTGCCCTATAAAGATGTTTCTTTAAATCTTTACGTGTCCATTCTTCTGACGGGGATCCTTTAGAATCTTTTTTCCACATGCTACCCTGACCCCATTCTTGTGCATAATTTATAAAATTATCATAAGATTCTGTTACACTTGCTGCACGTTCTAATATTCTTTCATCTCTAATAATAGTATCAAATACATCAGAAGGATTTGCATAAACATTCTTAATAATATAAGTATAAGATCTACTATGGATCATCTCCATAAAACCCCATACTTCCATACAAGCTTCTAATTCAGGAAGTGAGCAATAAGGAATAAATGCCATACCAGGAGCACGACCTTGAACAGAGTCAAGCATAATCTGATATTTTAAATTAGAAGTATAGATATGTTTTTGTGCTGCATTTAATTCAAGATAATCCCCACGATCTTTTTGTAAAGATACCTCTTCAGGTCTCCAAAAATAACCCAATTGTTGTGTAGTAAGTTTATCAAATACTGGGTACTTATAAGAATCATATCTTTGAACACCTAATGGTGGTCCAAAAAACATAGGTTGTTTCTTAGTATCAACCTCATTGGTATTAAATACCGTCATTCCTTTCATATCAGATGGCACAGGATTCACACTCCTCCTCTTTGGACAATTCATCAACTAAACTTTGCAATTGGGTTTGTTGGGTATGACCCTGAATACCCACTTCCTCTTTTATATTATCATACCATCCTATAGGATGTGCTGGTTCAACTTCATCTGTCTTAATATCATAAGTATTTTGATAGTAAGAAGTCTTCCAACCATATTTGTATGTAGTTAAAAGATCCTGAGCCATAACAGAAACAGGAACTTCATTATCAGGATAGTTCTCTGGATTATAACTCCAGTTACCACTGATTGCCTGATCAAAGAATTTTTGCATTACTGCAACAATATTAATATATCCCTTATTATCTTTCATATCCCAAAGAAGAGTATAGTTATTCTTTAGTGTATTAAACTGTGGAACAATCTGTTTAAGAGGCCCTTTCTTTGATTTCTTAATGGACAAGTATCCTCTAGGTGGTTCGATTCCATTTGTTGCATTTGACACAACGGAACTGCTCTCCGAAGGCATCTGTGCGGACAATGTTGAGTTCCTAACTCCATGTTCCAAAACATCTGCCCGTAAAGACTCCCAATCAAGTAATAGGTCATTTGGAACTAACTCATCTACGTCTTTCTTATATGTATCGATAGGGAGGATTCCCTTAGCATATTTTGTTCTATCTGAGTACTCACAAGCACCTTTTTCTTTAGCAAGATTAACAGTAGATTGAATAAGATAATACTGAAATGCTTCAGTAAGGGTATGGACTAATTTCCAAGCCTCCTTATCACCGTATCCTACACCCTTCTTTGCAAGATAATGTGCTAAACCAATATAACCTACCCCAAGCGATCTACGTGCTCTTGTAGCGAGTTCTGCTGCCTTAACAGGATAACCTTGAAAATCAATCAATTCATCAAGACTTCTAACAGCAAGATCACATAGAGGTTCAAGATCTGAAACATCTTTAATCTTTCCTATGTTAATAGCAGAAAGAATACAAAGTGCAATTTCTCCTTCTTCATCATCAATATGTACGATTGGTTTAGTTGGTAATGTAATCTCTTGACATAGATTACTCATCTCAACTTTATCTTGGAAAGATGAATGACTATTACAATGATCAATATTCATTATGTAAATACGACCAGTCTCTGCTCTTTCCTTTAAAAGATCAAGAATCAACTCCTGTCCACCAATCTTGGTTTTAGGAATTGATTCATCTTGCTCATACTTTAAGTATAACTCATCAAAGCTTTCTGTACCAAAACTATCATAAAGCCCTGGGACATCATGAGGAGAAAAAAGACTGACTTCTTCATTGGTTATAAACCTCTCATAAAATAATTTTGATATCTGTATACTATAATCTAACTTTCTGACTCTGTTGTCGTCTGTTCCTTTGTTGTTTTTGAGGACGAGGATGTCTCTGATTTCTTGGTGCCAGATAGGAAAGTGGACAGTTGCTGA